AGGGGCACCTCCACCTTCACCGCCAGCAGCCATAGCGGGATCCATTTCCGCTGCAGGATCAGCAATAACACCTGATTCCATCTCATCTGCGATTTGATCATCAATCTCCTTAATCTCTTGTTCAGTTTGCTTGAGAACTTGACGGCGCATATACTCAACCGAGAAATATTTACCGACATAGGGATCCATAACATTAACCTGATTCATACGCTCGTTACGAATCTCGATCTCTTTCAGTTCAGTGAAATAGTTATCCGCAACATAATCAAACTGAACGTGGTTCTTCATATCTTCCCATTCTTCAAGAGTGATAATACCCTTAAGAACAAGTTGACTCTTTAAAAGATCCATAAAAAGTTCAGAGAATCTCTTGCGGAGACGTGCGATGAACTTTTGAAACTTAACTTCGTCACGAGTAATTTCAGCAGCACGACCGATATTAAAAGTCGTCTCTGTTTCTAAACGTGAACCAGGAACATTAAGTGCTTTATATAGTTTCTTTTGGAAATATTTTACGTCTTCTAATTCTCCAAGATTCTGACCACCAGGAAGTGTGGAGATTTCTGTGCCTCTACCACCTTCTCTACGAGGAAGCCAGAAGTCTTCCAGCATGGACATAAACTTCTTGTCGTCCTTAATCTCACCAGTGTTTGAATCGTATACAATTTTATTGCGATAACGACCCATAACTTCACGGAGATATTGCTCCGCTTTATTTTTGGGGAGGTTACCAACATCAATATAGAAAATACGACGCTCAGGTGCTCTACTCAAACGGTAGATAACCAGAGAATCTTCAATCATTCTCAGTTGGTTGACTGCTTTAATCGCCTTATGCAGGTGACTAAGAGTCATGTTTTTATTCAGGTCTTGAATACCTGAGTGACAATATGTGATAGAATCAGTGGTAATTTTCATACCCTGATTCGTAGAATTCTTCAAACCCTTGGGGTTATAAAGAAAATATTCTGCTGCTTTCTGTGTAAGTTGAGTATTGATATCTACACCACGCAATTGCTCGGGGCGTTTCTGTTCGTACTCAGTTACCTTACGAATCTTGCGAGGATCGATGTAGCGAAGTTCTGCAAGACCGTTACCAGGATTTTGGGGGTCAATTACTTTATGATAGAAAAGTCTTCCGTCAACATACCAGCGACGAAAAATTTCATATGCACGATTTTCAAAATCAAGAAGACGAAGAACTTCATCAAATTCTTCTCTCATTAATTTTTTAATTTTATCTGATACCTTCAGGTTGGAAAGTTCCAATTCAACTGGTACATCATCAAAATTACCACAAATTGTTTCGTTGACAATATCGTCAACTGCACTATCACACTCAGGATTCAGAACCATCTCCCTATATCGGGTGATTAGTTCGTAGTCATTACGGATTGTTCCGTCAAAATCAACAGAGTATCCATAATACCCGCCACCCACTACAGGTTGCGAACCATCCATGTTATCTTTTTGAACAAAAGAAGGCCCCTTGGGGACCTTCTTCGCTCTTTCAAGTGAATATCCGAAGAGCTGAGACATTATATTTCTACTAGGTTATTGGTCCTGATCTATTTATCAGTCATTCGAAGTAGGTGTCAGAGGAGTCCAGTATTGTGTCTGGAGTTCAACTGTGAATTCTTCAATAGCATCATTGTTGCCGTAATCAAGATCAATAGCGGCGATGTTGCTAGGGAACACGTTGTAGAACTTGTAAGACTTAAGGACCTTAGGCTTCTCACCATCTTTGACATCGCGTGCCAACTGGTGAACACTCATGTCTGCAAAGTAACCAGAACTATCATCAGCGTCACCGAGACCAGCAGCAGATGTAAAGTTCTCATTGTATGCCTGAATGCTGGATGCCCAGAGTTCAAATGCATTACGCAGTGCGAAGTTACTATCATTTTGAATAGTGATAGTCCAGGGTTCAAAGGTTCTGTCGCCTGCAATCTTGAGAACACGACCTCTGAAAGGAACTTCAATCACTCCAATCTGAGAGGAAGGAAGATTTGCTGCACGAACAGTAAACTTACCAAGGTTTACAAGACTTGCATTGTTGATAATTCCAGAGGGGAATGCCAGATCAACTTGAAATAGATTAGGACGCGCAAAGTCTGATGCGACATTTGCCTTAAAATCGTCAATAGTTCCTCTTTTTGCCATTGTTTTTAGATGTCTCCGTCGTTAATATTTAGTACAAACAATATTTTCACGCAAAAAAAGAGACCCCGTAGGGTCTCTTGATTATATCTAACTGAATCAGGAAGCGACTTCTTGGAATGCAACACCAGTTCTGGTTGCGGTGAAAGTCAGAGTGATGTAGTTAATTGTGCGTGTGGGTTTGACGAAGATCTCTGCAAAGAATTCGCCACGATCAACTGCCTCAGGAGGATTGTTATCATCATCGCACTTGATCAGGAAGTCAGTGACACCACGACGACCTTGAACTTCACGCATGTAAGGTTCAACAATGTTCAGGAACAGGGAACGCTGTGCAGCGTCGTTCTGCTCAAACAGTTGAGACTTAGCAGCACCACTGATAACTCTCTCGATAGTGAGGAACAAGCGGCGAACGTTGATTCTATCAAACGCGGATGCGAAACCTTGTGCAGTCTTATCACCGAACAAGACTACGCCTTGACCAGGGAACGAAACAATAGGATTGACACGAGCACCATACAGGCGATCACGCTGAGTCTTATTGGGAGTATATGCAAGTTTGATTGCATTTCTTACGATACCACGTTGGAAACCTGCGGGCGAGAACCAAGGTTCTGCAACCTCAGTGGTTTGCAGGCAAAGACCAGCAACGTCACCGTTACAAGGGATATAACGATAGACATCGTTGTACTTATCATAGATGTACTTGTAACCAGAGTCAAATACAACGTAAGAGGAAGAAGGCAGGGTATCAAAGAAACTAATGATGTTATTAGTAATTGTATTTGCGTTGCTCAAACCAATAATGTTACCGCGACGAGGCGATACGAACAACATGCAGTCACGACGCTCTTCAACAATATTGACCAAAGAGGTGATCTTTGCAAGTGCTTCAGCATCCGTAGAACCAGAAGGACCAGTCAGGATGAAGTCAATAGTCTGAGACTCAGGATCTTCCAGAAGTTCATATGCAGTTGCAACATCAGTATTACTTACAGTGTACACACCGCCAGAAGCAGCATAGTCAACACCAGAAGCGAGACGATAGTAGAAGGTTGCGTTGTTCTTAGAACCAAGAGTTGTGCGACCTGCGGGATAGTCAGTAGAACCAGCAGCAGAGCGAAGCAGGTTAAACTGGCGAGCAGAACTCAGACCCCAGTTACCATCAGCAGCAGTTGCGGTAGCATTGAAAACTTCAGTTTCGTGCTCACCCCAATAGATGTACTCGGAACGTGCCTTAACAACATTAACGTAGTAGTTGGTTTCTCCAACAGAAGTCTTAGCGTCAGATCCTTTCGAAACACCAATGAAACGCTCAAGCAGAGCACCAGTTGTACCAGTGATCTTACCATCGATGTCAATAACAACGATGTGCATTTCGTCGCGATGACCACCTGCTTCAGTAGCAAACTTGGATGTTTCGGGACGAGGAGCAACGTTTACCCACTTAACACCAGGCAGATACTCACGCTCATCATACTCGTCACGAACAGAAGTGATCGCAACAGAAGTTGAGTTTGTATCAGCAACAGCGTCAGCAGCAGCGAAAGCGATGCTATCTTTGTTCAGAGCAACATAGAGACGACGCTCGATGGTTGCGTTAATATCGCAAGTATTTGTACCCTGAGTGATTGTTTGACCATCAGCAATGATACCAGTAACACCACCAGAAGGAAGACCAATTTCCAGTTTCTTATTAGCGGGATCCCATGAAAGAACATTAACCGCTTCGTTGGATCCACCAATACTAATGGTAGTAGAAACGCCTGGGACAAAATCACCAACAATGGTATCTACAGTAAGGACGATGCTATACTTATAGACTTTACCAGCAGCACCCGATGCAGCAGTAACTGCTTCGTCAGCAACAAACTCGTGCTCGTTACCTGAACTAGGAGCGGGAAGAACTGCAATTTGGTCAGCACCAGCATCAGTCATGAAGATACCGATGGAGTTGCCTTTAGAACCAGGAGTCTTTGCTGCCCATGTCCAGTTGTTATTGGCAGCTTCGTAGTTGGTCTCGTAATCTTGGAAGTTCTTGATCAGAGGAGCAGTGCCAGAATCAACAGCATTCTTCAGGTTGGTGCTAGTAACACGGACTGTCTTAAGTACACCACCGTAAGAGAGGAACTGAGCGGCAGTATACCAATACTCATAGTTATTATCGTTTGGTTTGCCAAAAACGTCTGCGAGTTGTCTCTCGTTGGCAATATCTATAATTTCTTCAACTGGACCTTGCTCAAAAGGTGCCGCAATAACGCCAACATTTGCGGTTGATAAAGTAGTGATCGTCG